AAAAGCTACGGAGGGAATTGGAGGAATGATATTTGCGGCGGGGCGGCTTCGGTTCTGGTGAGTGGAGTATGCGTTAGAAGAAAGATTTTTAGGGATTTTTTTGGTTGCACCTTCGGGTGCAACTTTTTTTGTCTTCTTGGGTTTGGATGAAAGGGAGGTTACTATGGAACGCAAAAGCGTGGAAAGGGAACTGAAGCAGCGAATCCAGACGGGGAAAATCCGGAGGGAGGATGTGACGCGGCGGCTGGCGGAACTGGCGTTCGGGAAAGCCAACGACTGCGTGCGGCTGGCGCTGGAGGATGAGCCGAGGCTGGACAAGTTGGACCTGAGTTTGCTCAGCGAGGTCAAGCGCAACGACAAGGGGACGGTGGAGATCAAGCTCATTGACCGGTTACAGGCGCTGGAACAGCTGGCGACGGTGGCGGACGGGGAGCAGACGGACATGGACGATTTCCTGAAGGCGTTGCAGGGCGGCGGGGAAGAATGACGGCATTTTCGCCAAAGCAGCGGACGGTACTGAGCTGGTGGTTGCCGGGGAGTCCCAACCGGGACAGGGAGGCCATCGTGTGCGACGGGGCGGTCCGCTCCGGGAAGACACTGGCTATGGGGCTGAGCTTCTTCCTGTGGGCCATGAGCTGCTTTAGCGGCCAGAAGTTCGGCGTCTGCGGCAAGACGATCGCGTCTCTGCGGAGAAATGTGTTGTCCGAGATTTTGCCGAAGCTGGAAGCGCTGGGGGCGAAGTGGAAGGAAAAACGGACAGATAACCTGCTGACTGTAAAATTCCGGGGGCGGGAAAACCAGTTTTACGTCTTCGGCGGGCGGGACGAAAGCTCCGCAAGCCTGATTCAGGGTATCACCTTTGCCGGGGTGCTGCTGGACGAGGTGGCGCTGATGCCCCGCAGCTTTGTGGAGCAGGCATGCGCCCGGTGCTCCGTCGCCGGGAGCCGGTTATGGTTCAACTGCAACCCTGCCGGGCCGGGGCATTGGTTTTACCGGACGTGGATTCTGGAGGCGGAGAAGCGGAACTGTCTGCGGCTCCACTTCACCATGGAGGACAACCCTTCCCTGACGCCTGAGATCCGGCAGCGGTATCAGAAGCTGTACACAGGGGTGTTCTACCGGCGGTTTATTCTCGGACAGTGGGCGCAGGCGGAAGGTCGGGTTTACGACTTTTTCTCGCCGGAAATGGTGGGGAAAGCGCCGGAAAGCTGCGAAAAGTGGTACATATCCTGCGACTACGGGACGGTGAATCCTACGTCCATGGGGCTGTGGGGGCTGCGGGGCGGGGTCTGGTACCGGGTGAAGGAGTTTTACTTCAACTCCCGGGAGGCCCGGCGGCAGATGACCGACGAGGAATACGCCCGGGCGCTGGAGGGACTTGCCGGGGGACGGCGAATTTCAGCGGTGATCGTTGACCCCTCGGCGGCCAGCTTCATTGAGGTTCTGCGGCGGAAGGGGTGGCGGGTGCGCAAGGCGGAAAACGATGTTCTCAGCGGTATCCGGCTGACCTCCGATCTGCTGAAGGCCGGGAAAATCGTGATTTGCGAGGGGTGCGCGGACTGTCTGCGGGAGATGGACGAGTACGTCTGGGATTTATCCGGCGGAGGGAAGGACAAGGTACGCAAGGAGCACGACCACGCCATGGACGACATGCGGTACTTCGCCGCCACGGTTCTGGGGGAGCGGCAGGAGGGAGTTTCCGCGTGGGCGGTGGAGAGAAGGCGCTGACGGGGGACGTCAGGGTAATATTTGCTTGAAGGGAGCGATTTTTTGAAACGAAAGCAGAAGGAAACCGGAGGCGTTGCGGCGGTGTGCCAGCTTCGCACCGGGAACACCCACCCCTTTGGGGTGATGAAGGGGTTTACGCCTCTGGGCGCCGGGGAGGAGCGGATTTACCGGGAGATGCGGGAAGCCATTCCGGTGCTGGACGCCGCGGTCGCGAAAATGGTGCGGCTGTGCGGCGGGTTTGAGGTCCGGTGCCGGGACCGTGAGGCACAGCACCGGCTCAATGGCTTTTTGCAGATGATGCCCTGCGGCCGGGGGCAGATGGGCATTGAAAGCTTTTTGAGCGGGTATCTGGACAGCCTGCTGACCTATGGCCGGGCGGTGGGCGAGCTGGTGGTCGCCGGGGGAAAACTGCGGGCGGTATGTTGGGGAGATGTGACGGCGCTGGAAGCGCAGGAGGGGGAAAATCCCCTGGAAACGGTGCTGTGGGGTACCGATGAGCATGGTTTGCTGCGGCCGCTCCCTTATCAGCAGCTCCTGTTGTTCACCACGATGAATCCGGAACCGGCGCATCCTTACGGCGTGAGCATGTTCCGGGGGATGCCGTTCCTCGCGGACATTCTTCTGAAAATTTACAACACCATCGGCGTTAACTGGGAACGCGCCGGGAACATCCGTTACAGCGTCATCTGCAAAGGCGGCGAAAACCTCGACCCGGTGACGGCGCAGGAGCGGGGGAAAGCCGTGGCGGCGGAATGGAGCCGGGCCATGGAGGACAACAAAAACGGCACGGTGCGGGATTTCGTGGCCGTGGGGGATGTGGAGATCAAGGTCATCGGCGGGGAAGCGCCGATTCTGGATTCCGAGACCCCGGTGCGGCAGATCCTGGAGCAGCTGGTGGCAAAAACCGGGCTGCCGCCCTTTTTGCTGGGGCTGAACTGGAGCACCACCGAGCGGATGAGTACCCAGCAGGCGGATCTGCTGACCTCGGAACTGTGGGCGCTGCGGCGGACGGTGGAGCCTGCCATGCGGAAGATCTGTCAGACCTATCTTGCGCTGGAAGGGCTGGACAACCGGGTGGAGATCGAGTGGGACGACATCAGCTTGCAGGATATCACGCAGGAGGCGCAGGCGGCGCTTTACCGGGCGCAGGCGGAAAAGTGTCTGGCGGATGCGTCCCAAAATGAAAATTCTTGAATGGAGGAACCGGCATGGAAATCAACAAGGCGGCACAGGCCGCAAGCAGCGGCGCACCTACGGCGGTACAGCTGGAAGCGATCAACAATCTTGCCAAGGCGCATCTGACAGCCCAGCAGGTTTACGTGTTCTCCCTGCGGCTGTGCGACGATCAGGTAGACCGGGACTTTGAGCGCTTCGACAGCGCCGCACTCCCCGGACTTGCCAAGCTGTTTATCGGCAAGACGGGGATCGTTGACCACAAGTGGAGCAGCGACAAGCAGGTGGCGCGTATCTTCCAGACCGAGGTGGTGCGGGAGGACGGCGCGGAATTCATCAAAGCATGGGCGTACATCCGGCGGGGGGATGCCAACGACGAGATCATCGCCGACATTGAGGCGGGAATCAAAAAGGAGGTATCCGTGGGGTGCGCCATGGGGCGCTCCGTATGCTCCATCTGCGGGAGCGACTACGGTTCCTGCGGGCATCGGAAGGGCGAGAGCTACGACGGGCAGGTCTGCTGCGCCATTTTGCAGGAGCCGATGGACGCCTACGAGTTTTCCTTTGTGGCCGTCCCGGCACAGCGGGAGGCCGGGGTGCTGAAGGGGCTGGGCTGCGGAAAGCCCAAGCTCAAGGAGCTGGCCGATGAATTCGGCGCGCAGGCGGAATACCGGGCGCTGTATCAGCAGGCAGAGCTGGGGAAGCGCTACCAGAAAGAGCTGGAGGACAGCATTGTGCGTCTGGGGCTGTCGCTGGAGCTGGGCGTGGAAGCGCCGGTGCTGCGGAGCATCGCCAGAACCGCCGCGGCGGAAGACCTGATCAAGCTCAGGTCGGCGCTGGAAGAGCGGCTGGCGGAGAGTATGCCGCTTACGACCCAGCTGGGCGGCTGCCGGGGGAAAGAGGAAAAAGTAGAAAGTGGATTTTTGATTTAGGGATTTTACGGGGCTTCGGGGCGGCGCGGGGCTTTACGTGAATGACACTGCCGCGATACATCATAGGTTCTCCGGCGAAGGCCGGCAGCCATAAATTTACTTGGGAGGATATCAAATGGGTTATGACAATCTGAAACTGGAAAAGGGTATGTACCGGCAGGAGGGTATGAACTTTACGCAGGTGCTGGAATCTCTGGACCCCAGCGAAAACTACCGGGGCACCGCGCTGGAGGGCACCGACGCATTTCAGCGGCAGCTGAAGCGCTTCGGCATCCGCGCCAAGGGGGCGGGTTCTTCTCCTGTGGAGAAGTTCTTCCGCACCATGGACTCCGCCGTGCTGTTTCCTGAGTACATCGCCCGCACCGTCCGGCAGGGCATGGAGGAGAATGACATTCTGCCCGCCATCACCGCTACCACCACCGTCATCGACGCCATGGACTACCGCTCCATCTACTCCATCCCCACCGACGCGGACAAGGAGCTGAAGGACGTGATGGAGGGTGCGTCCATCCCCGAGACTGCGGTGAAGACCAAGGAGCATCTGGTGCAGCTGAGCAAGCGGGGCAGAATGCTGGTGGCGTCCTATGAGGCCATCCGCTTCCAGAAGCTGGATCTGTTCGGCGTGATGCTGCGTCAGATCGGCGCACACATCCAGAAGCAGCAGCTGGCCGACGCGGTGAATGTGCTGATCTCCGGCGACGGCAACGAGAACGCTGCAACCCAGTATACCATCGGCACCAGCCCCATCTCCGGCACTAAGGGTACGCTGGCTTACGACCAGCTGGTGGAGTTCTGGGGGCAGTTTGACCCCTACACCATGAACACCATTCTCTGCTCCACCGCCACCATGACCAGCATGCTGAAGATCTCCGAATTGCAGAATCCCCTCACCGGGCTGAATTTCCAGGGCACCGGCAAGCTCAGCACCCCTCTGGGCGCACAGCTGCACCGCACCTCTGCCGTGTCCGACGGCGTGATCATCGGTCTGGACAACCGCTACGCGCTGGAGCTGGTTCGTGCCGGCGACGTGCTGGTGGAGTACGACAAGCTCATTGACCGGCAGCTGGAGCGGGCGGCCATCACCTCCATTTCCGGCTTCGGCAAGATCTGTGACGGCGCGTCCCTCGTGCTGAACGTATGACGCTGACGGAACAGGTTTTTGCTCAGGCGGCGCTGCTGGCGGGGGAACTGGACGGGCGGCAGACGAATCTGCTGCGGCTGCTGTGCGGCGCGTCCGCTTCCTCCCTGACGGCGCGTCTACGGGAGGGATTGACGCCGGAGGACTGCAAGGCGGATTTCATCGCCGCGGCCAGTCTGCTGGCGCTGGCGCAGCTGAACGGCGTGGACGACGACGCGCAGGTGGAGGAGTTCAAGGCCGGTGATCTGACGGTGAAGCAGGGAAGCAAGAATCGGGACGCGGCTTCCCAGTGCTTGCAGCGTCAGGCAGAGCTGATGATCGCGCCCTATCTGAAAGACGGTTTTTCCTTCCGGGGGGTCTGACATGCGGAGAATGGTTGAGAAAATCATTGCTCAGTACGGTACGGATATGCGGCTTACCAGCGGCACTGAGACGAAAACCGTCCGGGCTTTCTTCCGGGCGGTGAACGCCAAAAGCTGGCAGAGCATGGAAAGCGAGGCGACGCTCCTGGGAGAGATCTCCCGGGGGCAGTACGCCTACATCGGCCCCGTCGGCGCGCAGGTGCGGGAGGGGGATACGCTGACCCTTGGGGATAAGACGTATCTGTTCCGGCGGGCGGAGCTTTATTACTACCGCAATCAGCCGGTCTACCAGTGGGGGCTGTGCGTGGAGAAGGGTGTGAACGATACTTGGGCATCTCAATCCTAGAGCTGGTGCTGCGGCGGCTGCGGGAAGCAAAGTTCACGGCGGACGTGGCCTTCCCCGGGCAGAAGTTCCCGCAGATCACGAAGCCTGTGGCGGCGGTCCACATTGAGAAGGTGGACAGAGCAAACATGACGGTGACGGTGGAGGTCAACATCATCTGCCCCGCCGCCATGGGCGGCACCGCCTGTGAGGTGGAGGCTCTGCGGGCAACGGAAATTCTGCGCTGGTCGGGGGCTGTGTGCATACAGAACGGGTGCACCTACGACGGGATCAGTCAGGTGTACGTGGTGGCGATACTGGCGACCTTCACCTGTGTGACGGAGGCCAGCAAGTGCAGCCTCGGCCCCGGGTTCCGGGCGTACATCAACGACATCGTTCAGCCCAACGCCATCGCCTTTTCCGAGGAAGAGGTGTCGGGGGTTCAGGCGGAGTATGTTACCGGCGAGTCGGCTCCGGCAGGAGCCAGTCAGGGAAGCAGCCTGTGGTACATCCAGCTGGAGGAGCTGTTCCCCGCCGGTACGCCGGAAAAGGCGGAGCCGGTGGGCGCATTTACGCTGGAGATCTCCACGGACGTCAAGACGGAGCTGTATTATCACTGCCGGTGGACATCCGTCAAGCGGGAATTTTCCAGAGAGGGCCTGCGGAAGACCCGCAAGGGCATCGCCATGCTGCGGCAGGAGCAGGAGGACGAGTAAATGGACAAGCTCAAGTACAAGACCTTTGTCTGGCCCCACAATCCCACGGTGTACAAGGAGGAATATCTCCGGGAACCCCAATACTACAAGGGGGACGATGGGGAATACTACTTTGACGCCATGGGGGACGAAAAGCTGACCATCACCGGCACCGGGGCATTCTTCGGCGACGACGCCTTTGTCCAGTTCAAGAAGCTGGCGAAGCTTTTTAAGGAGACGACGCCGGGGAATCTGGAGCATCCCATCTGGGGTATCCGGTACTGCTACCTTACCGGGCTGGAAATGACCCAGGAGCCGAAGGACAACTACGTCAGCTACCGTTTTACCTTCACCGGCGCGCAGACAAACGGCGTGGTGCCGAGGTAACGGCAAAAGACGCTTTACGGTAAAAATCCCACGCAGCCGCAAGGCCGCGTGGGATTTTTGTTTGCTCGGAAGATTCTGATTATTCCAGCTCAAACGCGCCGGTGTAGAGCTGATAGTAGGTGCCCTTCTGGGCGATCAGGTCTTCGTGGGTGCCGCGCTCGATGATGCGGCCATGGTCGAGAACCATGATGCAATCGGAGTTCATGACCGTGCTCAGACGGTGGGCGATCACGAAGGTGGTGCGGCCCTTCATCAGGGCGTCCATGCCGTCCTGCACCAGCTTTTCCGTGCGGGTGTCGATGGAGGAGGTGGCTTCGTCCAGAATCATGACGGGAGGATCGGCCACGGCCGCACGGGCAATGGCGATCAGCTGCCGCTGACCCTGGGACAGACTGGCTCCGTTGCCCGTAAGCATAGTGTTGTAGCCGTCGGGCAGGCGGGTGATGAAATCGTGGGCGTTTGCCAGCTTCGCCGCGTGGATGCACTCTTCGTCAGTGGCATCCAGCTTGCCGTAGCGAATGTTGTCCATCACTGTGCCGGTGAACAGGTTGGTGTCCTGTAAGACGATGCCGAGAGAGCGGCGCAGATCGGGCTTGCGGATCTTGTTGATGTTGATGTTGTCGTAGCGAATTTTGCCGTCGTCAATGTCGTAGAAGCGGTTGATGAGGTTGGTGATGGTGGTCTTGCCCGCGCCGGTGGCACCCACAAAGGCGATCTTCTGGCCGGGCTTGGCGTACAGAGTCACATCGTGCAGCACCAGCTTCTCGGGGACGTAGCCAAAGTCTACGTTGGTCATGGTGATGTCGCCCTTCAGCTCGGTATAGGTGACGGTGCCGTCCGCCTTGTGGGGGTGCTTCCATGCCCAGTGGCCGGTATGCTCCGGAGTCTCGGTGATATTGCCGTTTTCGTCAATTTTGGCGTTGACCAGCTGGACATAGCCGTCGTCCGTCTCCGGCTGTTCGTCCATCAGCTCGAAGATGCGCTCCGCACCGGCCAGCGCCATGACGATGGCGTTGATCTGGTTGGAGACCTGGCTGATGGGCATGTTGAAGGAGCGGGACAGGAGCATGAAGCTCATCAGGCTGCCAAGGGACAGCATATTGCCGCCGGACAGCACGCACAGCGCGCCGCCCACGATGGCCAGAATGGCATACTGGACGTAGCCAAGGTTGTTGTTGATGGGACCCATCATGTTGGACAGG